AGAGTAGTTAGAGTCAAAGTTAAAGTCTGTAGCCCAAGAAACTTGAGAACCAGAATAGAATGACATGCTCGCAAAAGGAATAGCTGATTGGCTAAATACGTTCAATGAATAACCGAAAGTACCAGCGCCATAAAGACCACCAGAAGCAGCGTTACCAAAGTCGTTTGCGTTTTTAGCACCGTACATTGATGAACCGGCAGCAAATCCTAATGGGTTTGTAGTACCGTATTGGAAATCCAAATAGAATACCAGACCTGCAGGTAAGTTCATCGGCTGTACAGAAACGAATTCTTTAGAAGCCAATTGACCGAAGATCTTACGAACCAACGGAAGAGCAACACCAGCCCATTGTTCACCTTGACCTGCAGTGAAGGTAGAACCGTTAGATACACCGCCTGTTGCAGCTGAGGTTTCAACTACTAGTTGTTTTGATTGATTTTCTAGCATCATCGCCATGTTTCTAGCGTCATGCTCGTTCAGGTTCTTCAAAAGACCTGATTTGCCCCATTTCTTTACGAGTCTTTGGGCAACTGACAGAGTCGTTTGGTACGAATTCTGTGCAGATTCTTGTAAAAGTGAATTTACTAAGCTCATTGTTTTAAGTTTTTGTGTTTTAGTTTTTGTTTAAATTAAAGTCCTGCTAATTTTTGCATTCTTGTGATAAAAGGATCAGAATCAACGGTGTTTGCTTTTTTGATGAAACCTGCTGGTTTGCTTGCAAATCCTGAGAAAGATTCTTTCAATTGCTTTTTAGGAGCAGCTACAGATTCGTTAATGGCGTAAAATACGGTCTTAACTTCTTTTACTGTGGTCGCCTTATCGAAAGCGTTTAAAACCTTTACCTTTTGTGATTCGGTAAGAGATTTAGATTTGAAGATCTTGTTTACGTACAAAAGTTTAGCGTTAAGTAGGTTGATTTCGTTCAACTCTTTTCTCATAGCTGCGATTGCTTTCTTAGCTTCTTCAAGTTCTTTTGCTTCGGTTTTAACCTTAACTGGTTTGTACCCTGCATCTTTACCTGCTGCTTTGGTCGCCGCGCCATGTGTTTTTACAACGTATTCTTTGTCCTTCTTGATGCCTTCTTTGTCTTTAGGGAATTTCTTCTTAGCTTCTTCCATACCCTTGTGTTTGTGGTGGTGTTTAGCTTCGTCCATTTCTTCAGACTCTTCTAGTTCGTCTTCTTCCTCTTCTTCAAGTTCAGCAAGGATTTCGTCAAGAGAAACTTCGTCGTCTCCACCTTCCATACCTTCTTCGCCGCCTTCGTGTCCGGCCATTGCAGCCTTGATAGCGTCTACTAGGTCTCCAAGTGTCATGTCAACAACTTTGGTTTCGCCTTCTTCGTCTTCACCGTCCTCGTCTTCTTCAGATTCTTCTTCTTCATCGCCTTCTTCGGCTTCATCCATGTGATGCTTTGTTTCATCAAGCTCTTCTTCTTTGTGCTTGTGCTTTTTCTTAGCCTCTTCCATGTGGTGTTTAGCTTCATCCATCTCGTCTTCTTCACCTTCTTCAAGCTCTTCTTCAGATTCGTCCATTTCTTCAAGTTCACCTAAGATTTCATCAAGATAACTTTCGTCCATCTCGTCTTCTTCGTGGTGTCCTTCTTCCATTTCGTCTTCTTCAGATTCGTCCATGTAGTGTTCATCCATTTCGTCGTCGTGGTACATTTCGTCCATTTCGTCTTCGTAGTGACCTTCTTCCATGTCTTCGATAGCTCCGTGTGGTGCTTTTGACATTTTGTAACCTGCTTCACCTGCGCGGTGTTTCTTGTTTGTGTGAACGATGTGTTCCGCTTCGTCCATCTCTTCTTCAGACTCGGTGATATGTTTCTTCAACATAGCCTTGATCTTTGGCTCGAATGACTCCTGTATTGTAGCCTTTGCGTTTGCAATTGCGCTAGCACGTACAGCTTTAGCATCAAGCACTGCTTGTGTGTAAATGTTTTCCATACTTTTAAAAAGTGTTTTTTTGGATTGTAATTGCTCATTGGGGGATAGGAGAGCAATATGATTTTTTATGTCTATAGTGTCACATTGTAAAGTGACGCATCTGATCATAAATATACGACTTTCGCCGAGAATTATATAAACGCAAAAAAAATACGCCATGCGGCGTATCTTATATGTAAATTATATGATTTAGGACTACTGGAGACAGCATACGCCTGATTGTAAGCATATTATATCCCTGATCAAAGAATGTGCCCTGGAGTACTTATCTTCTTTTATTGTGTGGTCTACTGATTCCTTTATGCCCCTTTGTTTGTGTTCAGGGTACATGTAGGATCCAAAGTTACTAGGAGTGGAAACAAAGTCCCAACATATGATGTCAAGATCGTCTTCAACCTGTACAAGACCTTCGCCTATCTGACTAACCGAACCCATCGCTCTAGACGATATGCCCACCGATAGGTTCTTTTCGAAAAGTCTTTTTAGTATCTCTCCAGAAGGCGTAGGTAGTATTTCAACTTTACCGTATAGGTCCTTTCCTTCCCACCAGATATCGACTATGTTGTGACTAACGTTTTTTAGTTCTATGATCGAAGTCTCAGGGTGATCCAGTTCTCCGTACGCTCTACGTTCGCTTATCGGACCGTCAAGGTACTTTTGCGCTTGCATCTTAAGGATTTCGTAAGGGTATATCCTCTTATTTGCGTTTGGAACATCGGCTGATGACAGTTTACCAACTACAAACATCTCGTCCAATCCTCTAACGGACTCTCTAAGATTGCCTATGGGTTTGAATATGGAATACTCTATGAGTAGTTGCTTGTTCATGTTATAAGTTTACTGTGTCTCCTTTGTCTATCGAAATCTTTGCCGCCATCTTTTGTGATTGGTTTAACTTCGGATTCGTATCTATCTTGCTGTTTAAAGACTGTTTGTTGCTGGAAGTCGGTATCATGGTGTCCTCTTCCATCTTTTTCTTCTTTTTCTTTTTAAGGAACTCCATCACCTTTTTGATAACCTTGTCTTTCTTTTCGTCTAGAGTAGGTTCGTGTTTCTTTACTTCAGGTTTTGGAGACTGTGTAGGAAGCTGTTTCTTGTTTTCCGCCGCGTGGTCAAGTATGTTTATCTGGAAGTCTTTCATCTTTCCGTTATCAAACTCTACCGTAATCGTGCTGCCTACTATGTGTCTAACGGTACCGTGTCCTTCAGGAGTTTCTACACCTTGACCGACTCCGTACCTATGGTGTACGTCCTCATTTAGTTTTTTTTTAAAAACCAAAGAAAGCAATGATTCCATCACCTTGTGTTTCTTTTCAGGTTGTTTCATCTGCTTCATGCCCTTGTGGCCTTTAGCGTGACTTGACATCTCCTTTACACCTTTTGGTTTTCCTTTCTTGTTCTCTGTCTTAGAGGCTTTTGTGTTTGTTTTGTGTTTTTCTACGCCTTTAGGAGACTTCATTTGGTGGTGAGGATCTTTGTGGTTATCGGCTTTAACCGGCACCATCTTCTTCTTCTCATTGATCTTTTTTATCTCTTTAGCGTTAGACATCAATAAATCATCGTACGCATGAGGATCTTTCTGAAGCTTTTTAACGACCTTCTGTGTTATCTTCTGGTGTATTTCGTCTGTTACCTTTGGCTCTTTTGATAGTTCAAAGTTAACAGCTTTATTTACAAGGATAGGATTCATTCTATCTATCGTTAAATGAAGATCTTCCTGTTCTCTGATTACTCTTTTAGTACTTGTTTTTGACTCTTTTACGTCCGCTTTTCTTGCGTTGTGTATGTTTCCAGACTCTAAATCCGCATGAAAGTTTCCTGGATAGGTTGTAGGTTGACTATCTCCGGTATACTTAACATAAACGTCTCCTTGGTCCACGTTTGATACTTGGAATTTTTTACCGTTAGAATCTATAAAATATTGACTCTGGTATTGCTTAAGATAAGGACTTGCTACTGTTTCTTTGATCACACCTCTGTGCTTCAGTATTTTGATTGCGTCATCATACGAAGTCAAGTTGCTTATGTACGGAAGTTGATCGTCCTTACGAACCTCATAAAGGAATTTCTCCTTTGATACTTCACCTGCTCTGTGTTTCGCAAATAGGTTTGCTACTGTCATTTCTTTTATATTTTAATAATAAATATCGACTATCTTCCTTGACGTCTGTAAGTCTTAGGTCTTGGGGAATGTTTGTTATACGATTTCTTTGCGCGACCTTTCTTTTTGATTCCGAATGAAACTTTTACCATTATTTTAGTTTTTTGTGTTTTAAGTAAATGTTTTTGATTTCTTGAGTCATCTTCTCTAAAGATTTCATCGTGTTTTTGGTCTCTTTTAACTGACCAGCCACAGTCATGTCGTCTTTCATCTGTGTAAGGTACTCCATCATCCTATTCACCTCTGCCAATTTCTTTCTCACTATGCCTATTCCTGTATGGAACTGTCCGTTTGAATCCCTCTCCCTTGCCAGTCTTTTAAACTTGGAATAGCTTTCGTGTAGTTCTTCAGATTCGTCCCAGAGAGCTTTGTACTGTTCTCCACCCGTTGATGGTCTGTTCGGTATAGAAGGTGCGTTTGTAAAACCAAACTTGTCCACTGCGTAATTCTTTTTGATCTTACCCGCAGCCAGCTTTGGTTCTTTGTCTTTGGACTCCTTTTTAACCTTCTTTTTTGGTTGATCTAAGGCCTGAGCATATGCCATGCCTTCTCCTGGTGTAAACGATGCTCCGCCACCACCGGGTGCTATTCCGCCTCCGGTAGCCGACATTTCGTCCATCTCGTGTACGTCTCCAGCGATCGCCTTTAGTTGGTCCAGTGAAACCTCTCCTGTCTTTATGCCTATCGCTAGGGTCTTAAACAGGTGTTTCATCTCTGCCATCTCATCAGCACCGAGTTGTTGTTCGCTCTCACGAAGTCTATTCACCATCGATTGCATTGAATCTACGCTCATTTGTGTATCTTTTTAAGCTCGTCGATAAGGTCTATGTATTGGAGTATTCCGGATATCGTTTCGTCTTTGACCCTCTTTCCTTCCTTTATCGGTTTAACGAACTTTACGACCTCAGAAAGTTTTATCTTCATCACAGGGTCTTGTACCTTTGTGGATATCTTTTCTATCTCGGTCTTTATCTGTGTAAGCTGTTCGTTAACGAATTTGTTAAGCTTTGTTGTGTCTGATATGCTGGTGATGTATGTCTTGAGAACGTTCTTTTGTTTTTCGGAAAGGTTGTCGTATTTTTCGTTAAACTTCTCTACCAGTATCTTATATGTGAGTATTCTTATCTCTTTGTCTTCCTTCATCAACTCGTCTACCATGCTCTTTGAAGCCGGCATATCGCTGAGTTTAGACTTTGTGATGTGTTCTAAAACCACCACTTTGTTTAGGAATATCTGCTTAGCGTCCACTTCCTTTATGGACTGTGCCTCGAAAGTGTTGTAAATCGCTGCTAAGGTCTTGTAGTTTTCTATCTTTGCTTTGAAGAACTCATCTATGTCATAATTTGATTTAATCTCCTTAATCAGATTGTACTTGAGTCTCTGGATAGATTCCTTATTCAACTTCCTGTACTGTTCTAACACGGTACTGATCAGCATCTCTGCTTTTGATTCAGACAGTTTTTGGCTGGTTAATACGTTGTTATATAGGGCATATTCCCTACCAAGTTCGGTATTTGTAAAATACTTCTTTAGTATCTTTACCGCTTTAGATTCTCGATTGGCTATAAAGTCTGCCGTAGTCTGTCTAACGAGCAACTCAAAAAGTATGCCAGAGTTTCTATATTTTGAATGTTTCAGTGATGCCATGAATTGGATCGGTTCTACTTATAAATATATCTAGTTATTTGTCGGCGGTGTCTTCTTTAATGTTTCTTTCATCCAATAGACCTGATCCTTCTGACTTTTCTTCGTAAAGGGTTATTTTTCTCTTAGGAAACATCTTTTCCATGCTTCCTATGTTCTGAAAGTAAACCGATTTGGTGCTTTCAAAACTCAGAGGTCCGCCTTTATACTTTGGTTTTAGAGAGTCTTCTCCGTTTTCTGCGTTTGATTTCATGCCAAACCTTCCTACGCTATCTCTACCAAACGGGCTCTTATCGGTTCTGAACGTGGATTTATACTTTTCAGGACGACCTGGTAACTTAACCGGTTCGCTTGGATTGGTTTCATCGTATCCGTCTGGAACGTCTAATGTAGGTTTGCCTCCGTATAGACCGGCGATTTGGTGTGGTGTACCGTAAGCTTGACCTGACTCTAAAGGATCGTTGCCCTCTGTCTGTATCTGGTCGTATCTGAACTTTCTCTTCTGGTCCTCTACGATCATGTCTTCTAGTTCACCGAAAGAGTCAGGAGAAAGGTGAAATACGTTTTCCCAGATGTATTCCCTAGGAAGTATGTT